GTTTGTGAGCGATCATAACCTTTACTTCTCTGTAATCATAGTAATTTGACATAATTTCCACCATTTAACCTTTCTTTGATTGTCTATGTACTAACTATTTCTCCATTGATTTCTTGTCACCCTCTGCATTTAACAGGCTTGTGACCATCTGAAAGTTAATCAGGCTTTCAGGCTGCATTATAACAAATAAGGCAGACGGTTTTGTTTTCCATCTGCCTTTAAATATCCTTTTTATTGTGATACGAATTGCAAACATTCTTCTTGTGTTTTAAAAGTACGCTTTAAAAATGTAAGATGCCCGATATACATACAAATTGTAAGACCATCTTCTGTTCTAAATTTACTTCCTTTTTTCTCTAAGATTTTGTTGATTTTTTCTATCATGTTTTCAACCTTCCTTTCAAATAATTGTTTTATTCCGTGATCATCTCTTTTTCAAATCTCTCAATATCTTCCATGCTCAGCCATTCCGGCTTTCCATCTTCCGGGAAACTGTTCCATAAAGCTTTCATGTTTGCGATATGTTCCTCCTCATTTGTAGACCAGAGATATTTAGGATTGCGGTTCCCGTTTCCTAAGTAATACAGGCAATCCATGACCATGCGATCTAATAAAACATATTTATAGCTATCCGTCGCTGGTTTCTCTGTAATTAGATTTTTGATGTATTCACTGATCATTGGTTGCTTTTCTCCCTTCTTGTTTTATCCCGACTCACCGCCCATAAAGAGCGGATTGTTTCGTCGCAATTTTCAGCGACTCATCAGGGGATTTTACTTTACTTCTTTAAATCTTCTAATATACATATAAGAAGCCATCTCTTGATAATTATCATAACTGGTTTGCCATATGTCGGAAAGATAAGCACCTATCATGATAAATTCATAACCGTTATAACAACTAATGTAAGCGGTTGCTTCAATCCATATATCCAATTTTTCACTGTGATCATTATAAGCATTCCATGCTCTTGCATTCCTTGCGATTTTTGCAGATGCCTTAAAAACTTCAATATTCCATACTTTGCCATCATAAGCGGCATTGATCGCCATTTCCGCATAATCTTCAATAGTACTTTCATCCTCTTTCATGGCGGTGATAATTTCACGAGCTATTGAAACCTCTTCTAAAGTGATCCATTTTCTACTTTCTTTTTCAATTTTAACTTTCATGTAATTACTGCCCTTCCTTTAATCGTTATAGTCTTCCGGATCGTAGCTTTCCGGATAAAATTCTGCATATGCTTCCCTAGATGCGCTTTCTTCGCTCCATCCCATACTCATCAGTTCCTCAATTCTTTCTAAAAAATTCATTATATATTCCCCTTCCTTTATAAAATTTTGTAAAAAATGCATTTGTGACAACCTATTTTTCCATTGTTTAGAAATATAAGTTCTCATAAATGCATTGATTTTTGTATTTTGGTATGAGTTTCTTCCTTATTATATAGGGGAATCTATAGTAGACTCCCCTATAGTGATGATTATGTATTAGATTTTTACCTCAATAATTCCGTTCTGAGCCAGAACTATTTTACTAAATACTCAACTGCCAATTTTGACAGTGTTTCATAAAAACCTTGGAAATTGTAAATTTTTTCACCGGTTTTTGTTTTTTTACATGTTATCAAGGTATTCAAGCGACGGCCTTTATAAACCGTGCCATTAGTTTTTGTGGTATTAAAGAAGACGGAAATCCCACGGATATATAGTGCATGAACGTAAGCAATGTCAGTTTTATTAAATTTAACATTAACTTTTTTTGTAAGTTCCGTTTCTACTGGAATAGAGAAAAGAGACTTTGCAATTTTCCCTATCTCAACTGCAGAAATATAATATTCACCGCCCAGCCATTCTTCAGATCCGGTTAATTTTCCGTTTTCGTCAATCTCCCTTGTATCTATGCCGTGTATCTTCTGCATAGATTCATAGAGTACCTCATTAATATGTGGATTTACTACGACATATCTATACAGTTTGCTATTGTCTTGACATGCCGTAAGGCGTAACACATTTCTTACGGCGTTCTTGTCATTCTGGACATACTCATTTTTTCCTGCAGCAATCGTTTCAACAGTATACTCCCACTTAGGAGCTAGAAAGATCATATTCTCTTTATTCTTCTCAATTTGATCTTCCAGCTTTTCAAGCTGTTTTTTGATTCCTGTTACTTCTTCCGGCGTAATATCCTCTTTTTTGAGTTTCCGGTTGAGAGAATCAACACGCTCAAGAAGAAATGTATTAAGCATATCCAGCCCTTCATACTGGATAGCTGCAGATACTACATCAATCGGTTTGCATGTGACAAACTCCTCACGGACACAACCAGAAATAGAATCTTCGATTTTTACAAATTTAATTAACATAAGATTTTCTCCATTCTTTTTAAAAAATTAACAATTTTTAGAAATGAGCTTGCATCTTTTAACGGATACAAGCCCTAAAAATCAATATTTATTTTTACAATCTCATTTTTAAGTAGAGATTCTAACAGTTTCACCCTTTCTTCCCATTATGAGGCGTCTTTAGCAGTCTGTTAGTACCCTGTTCCTTCTCCGGTTCTTCTCGGAAAGTATGCAACTACCTTATCCGCTTCTTTTTGGCAAGCGGACTTGATGCTTTACGCATTACCTTAAATTGTCAATGTTCAGAAAGATTTCCGCTTTATACATCGTCAAATTAAGACGGTACTTGTCAATTAAGACAATAAAATATAAAACATATAATCTTTACTTCTCTTTTTGCTGGGAATTTTCTATGTCAGATTTGACATTTTTCAAGAAATGCGTTATACTTCACTTGCGACGGTGAAAGGTGTCAGTGCTTATGCACTAACGCATTTCTGGGAAATTTCCCTGTTTCTTGTTTGATCAAGAAATGGGGATTTTTTCTTTTCAATCCTCTTTCTTGATCGTTATACCAGACTTTGACACATTGATAGAATAATTTCCGGATGAAAAATCATTCATTAGTGCTTCAAGAACGATATTCATTTTTAATCCGTATTCATCACATGTTTTTTTAAAAGTGTCTGATATTTCTGAATCAATAGAGGTTGTAAAAGCTTTTCGCATTCTCTAACCTCCTGACATTGATTATGATATCACACAGTTTTATTTTTGTCAACAATATTTTATAAATATTCCAAAAATATTTTAACCGTATTTTCCGTCCATAAATATACTGATTTCTCCATCAGTGCATAACAGTCCCTCAGACTTATTGACTCTGCAATATTGGGTAAATATCTAGGACTTATTGACTCTGCCTAAATATACTGTTTTTGTGTATTAGTTTCTGGATCTCTCCATACTCACGATACCTCCACGGGAAGGCTACACAATGGTATCATATTTTGGGTCCCGTGGATGAAAGTCTTACTCTCTCGACGCTCTCACCCAGTCGATCTGCATTCTATATATATCGTTCTGTCTTCTGTCTATGGATTTTCAATTTTACGCTGGACTATGTCCGTAATGCCCGATTCCATCTATCAACTACTTTACACGTCCCCGTGCTCCGTTTGGTGTAACAATGCTTTTATGTCCCGTTTGGCGGTGGTTATTATGCGTTGTCCGGAATTCGTTTAAGAATTCGTGATTGCCATATCTTTTTCTAACAATAATCATTTTCTAACTATCACTTTTCTTTCATGTCCGTGTCCATCCGGAAAAGTGGTCAATGTCTGAAAATGATCTGACAGAACGATATACACCATTTGCAGGTGAGCTTGTATCGTCGTAAGCTGTTTACGCTGCTATGTTTTTACAGTGCGCAGGCACTATCTCGAGGTTTACGTGTGCTTCTGTCCTGTTCTTTTTATTTCCTCGGAAAGAATAAGAAGGAAATGGTGCGCCTTGCTTAGAGCTAATGTCAGCGACTTATTGGTCTATGAAGTTCTGCCCTATGTCTATATCGGTGACATTTTGACACTATTCCCCGCCCGTCAAGCCTCACTATTGATTTTTTGCTACTTACCATATCAGACACGGCTAATATGGTTTTTGCGGAAATCTCAAGACTATATTCAGGATTTTATTATTTTGGATTCTCACCCCATCCATGGGAATTTTTTTACTGACTCTTTTTTGTCATAGGCATTTTACGTTATATCCCGATAGTATTTCAGCATCCCCTTAAGTCCGCCCATGCCCAAACTGTCCCGGCCTTGAAAAGTCTACGCTCTTTTCTTCTTTTTTGTTGCGTGTATAATCTGTTTTTGTAGGCAGATATACAAGCTGCCCAATGGAGACCGTTACGCCGTGACTCTCTTTGCGTGCCCTTCCTAGTTATATTATTGTCGTGTACTCATGGACAAGAACCGTCACGACTATGCCATAAATTATTTGCATTTATATGCCCGGAACCCTGCCCAGTTTTACCCTTGCCCTTATGACAGTGGGCAAGCCCCATTTGAACCAAATTAAAAAGAGTGTGAATCTCTTGATAATTCAATAGACTTCACACTCTCTTGATCTGGTTACTTTAGGTTACTTCTTTGTTATTGGCAAGAATATTTTTCTTGCGCAATTTGAGTTTTTCACGTTCTTTTTCATCTTTTTCTTTGTCAATCAACTCATCAACAAAAGTTAATAAAGCATTGTACACTTCAAATTGCTGATCACTCATCCCCATATTTTCACCTCCTTTTACAGGTCTATTACGATATAGTTGATATCTATATTATAATAGAAAGATCAAGGAGTGTAAAGTCTATTCAATTATCAAGGTTCGCGAAAACAGCTTTCACATTTTTTCATGTGATTTGTTATTTGTTGATATTATATTACACCATTTGATGTGATTTGTCAATCACTTTTTTCACATTTTTTCAACTTTTATTTTTATTTCTTGTGATATCACATTTTTTGGTGTATAATCAATAAAAATAGACTATAACAGGAACAGGATGTGATCATATGACTGAGAATATAAAAATTGTTATGCTGAAAAGAAAAATCAATATCAAAGAATTGGCTGAGAGATTAGGCACAACCGGAAACAATATGACCAACAAATTCAAGCGGGACAACTTCAGCGAAAAAGAATTGCAGGAAATTGCAACCGCCTTAAATTGTAGACTTGACATTGCATTGATTGATAATGATACGAATCAGCGCATAGTGTAATATTCAATTTATAAGGTACAAAGAATTAAAAAAGGTGTAAAGCCCTTTGATAATTCAATAAAGACTTTACACCCTGATTTGTAGGTTACTTATACAATTATGACTGAATTGTGACTGGCGGTTTTTGATAAAGTTTACGCTCAATACATTTTTTTTCAAACGCAATTTGATCTTTTAGCTTTTCATAACCGCCGTCTTTGTCTGCCATTTCTAAACGTTCTAACAAATCTAAAACATTTAATAAATTGACATTGATCTCTTTTTCACCTGGCATATGTTCACCCCTTTTCACTGCCCTGTTATGATACGGTATTTGTTACTACCTATATTATAATGGATGTGTTGGAAGGTGTAAAGCCTTTATTCAATTATCAATGTGCTGTAGGTTAATCGGTGGCTTGTGTTGCTTGTTTGTTGCCGTACCTTTAACTTGATATGAGTATAGCATAGGTGCACCTAAATTGCAATAGGTTTACCTAAAATAATTTGAATTTGTCTATTATTACTAATTCACACTACAATATTAGGTGTACCTATTATATAATTGTAACAAATAAACAATATGATTATTGATTATAAAATGATAAAATGATATCGTATATATAGGTTTTGTGCTATATATCAAATTTAAAATAGTATACATAATATAAAATAATTTCAGAGGTAAAATTATATGGCATATAGTGCAAAAGGGCAAAAAAAATATAATGCAAATAGCATTTATTTAAGTGTAAAATATACACCTAATGAGCAAATAGAGGGGCAACGAATAAAAGCATATTTAGGTCAGACCGGGCAAAGTGCGAATGCATATATCAAAAGTTTGATCAAGAATGATTTAGATCAAAAGGGGTTTTTTGTCATAGATCAAGATCAAGAAGCAGAGATAGGAACGGAGACAGACGCAGAGGCCAAAACGGACATATAATAGAAGGGATACCAGAATAGATCTATAATGGGCTGTATGGGCCTTGTAGCGCCTTGTATGATGGTTATTTTAGGGAGTGCATGGGATTTTGTACATGGATAACTTGATAATAGTAATTATTACTATTATTTGATATCAAAATGATATCACTTTTACCGAACTTGTTTAAACATGTACTTATTATCGCTCAACCGGATATGTGCTTGTTTAAACAAGCTTTGATATATAGTGTATGCTTGTTCAAACAAGTTAGAAGTTACAAAAATGTGCAAAGTATAACCTACAAAAAAGCTTTATTCTACAATACTTTTTTTATGGCATGGGGGTATATTTACATTTCAAAACAGATCATCAAACTCCCAGAACGCCCCATCTATTCCACTCACATCTCAAGTTCGAAATTGTATCAAAATATTAAACAATTCTAAAATCATCCTCGGTGCACTGTTCGGTACAAATCCAAAAACTATTGAAAAATATAACCATTTAAATTGTCAGACAATTCAATTCTCAACCAAATAACCATCAAAAGACCAAAAATCCTTTAAAAATCAATGTATTCCCGAACGAACCACAAAATCAGCAGCTCAGCTCCAAAATCACATCTAATATATCACGATCATCTGATCGTCTTGTTTCCTTATTATATAGTAAACTCAATGCTTTTCACCTCATACCTCTCTCCTCTCCTACTCATTCATTCGAGATCACCGAAGTCATTTATAAAAATTCAAAAAATATATCAAACAAATTATACATATCATTTAGTCGAAATGAAGAATATATAAAAAGAAACTACATACCATTACAAACATAAGGAGATTTTTTAATGAAACAAAAAGACATATATGATATAATTATAGAAAAAATTACTAAAGATTGGAATAATTCTATGAGTAGTCAAGACCAAAAAGAACAATGGGAAACCCCAAAATACTCCAAATCACAAATTAATAAAGCTGGATCTATTATTGCAAATTCGTCATCGGCAAAAGAAGATCGTGACAACGCACTCATAATACTCAATAATTGGAGAACTGCTCATGCTTATCCTTTGCAAGTAATATGCAGCAATCTACGTTTACGTAACCCAAATGCAATTGTTGTTCAAAGATTAAAGCGTTTAGATTCTATTACAGGTAAAATAAAACGTTATCCAACTATGCAACTATATAAAATGCAAGATCTTGGTGGCTGCAGAGTCATTGTAGATACAATTGATCAAATATATGATGCTGTAAATAGATACAAAAACTCTCGTATCCGTCATATATTAAAACGGGAATATGATTATATTCAAAATCCAAAGGACTCAGGATATCGATCTTATCATATGGTATATCAATTTCAAAGCGATAAAAAAGAGACCTATAACAAAAATATATTGATTGAAATACAGTTTCGGACAAAACTACAACATATATGGGCAACGGCTGTTGAAATGATGGGAATTTATACAAAAAGCAATTTAAAATCAAGCCAGGGAGATAGTGATATTTTAAGATTTTTCACTTTAACCTCATCCATCTTCGCAATACAAGAAAATATGCCAGTTTGCCCAAATACATTTGATAATATACATGAATTGGTAAAAGAACTAAAGGATATAAATGAAAAACATCGTATAATATCTAAATTAAGCGCATTAAATCTATCTATTGATTATACTCAAAAAAAGATGACCACCAAAAATATTTATTATATGGTAATTTTAGATTATAGCGCAATGAAAGTTAATATACGTGAATTCAAACCTTCAGAATTAGAAATTGCAACAGAAGCTTACGCTGAAATAGAAAACAAACCATATATAAATGTTGTTCTTGCATCAGCGACTTCTTTTAATACCCTTAGGGAAGCATACCCAAATTATTTTGCTGACATAAAAAATTTTATTAAAATAATGAATAATCTTGTAAGAAAATATGAAAAATAAGCTTTTACAAATAAGACAGGTGAGAAATCATCTGTCTATTTTTATGCCAAAAAAACCATATAGAGAACGGAACAAAAAGAAAAATATAAAATAAATGTACCAATTCTGGTATGAGTGGTACGTTTTACATTATTTCAATCTGCATACACCATATCATTACTCTTTCCAAAATACATACTGAAAATTTTTTCAACTTTTTCAGATCAAAATATAGAAGTAGTAGTCAGATACTCAAAAAAACAAAAATAATAACAAACCAAAGGAGTTTAAAAATTATGAGAATGACTAAAACAACTAAATCTAAAACTACTACAAAATCAGTAACCGATTTACCAGAGTCTAACTCAAATTTAGACGTTTCATCTCAGACACCAATAGAGATAGCATTAAAAATTGATGAGAATGGAATGACAACAGTATCTAATCTATATGCATTTTTTAGAATTAAATCCTACACAATTTTCAAGATGGTGCAAGAGAAATATTGTAAATAACAAATTTACTACTGAAAATACAGATTATGTATGCTTCGACATATCGGTCGATTCGGCAGTTAAAGGGCAAACCAAAACAGATTACAAAATCACATCAGAATTTGCCAAGAAACTATCCATGACTGGTAATACAGAACGTCATGAACAAGCAAAACAATATTTCATAGCTTGTGAACAAGGATTAAAAATAGCAACGCAGAAATTACAGTCCATTCCTAACAACAATACAAATAAGAAACTTATAGAACTGCTAACCTCAATGAATAACCGTCTCTCCAAGTTAGAAGAACAATCCAATAAGAAGAAATTACCAGAAAAGAAGTATTCTCGTTGGAAGACTAATACATTCAAGAAACTAAATACTCTTCTCTCCTATGTAAATATGTATCATAAAGAAAAATTACAACTTTCAGAAATCATACATCTTGTGATCGGAGAAACAGAAGATAGCTACAATATAGAACTTAATGATTATGTAGATGCTTATAAATCAGAATTTGATTTAGATGGTAATCCTTATGTAATAGATGTAATTAACCATTACAAGGAAGTACGGGATATATTTACATCAACACTGGGTTCTATTATGGAGAAGTTACATATAGATGAAAATATTGATTGTAATGGGAAACATAAGCCAAGAAATATTTTTGATGAATTAGCTGAGAAAATCAAAAGAGAAGAAATGGTATAGAATTGTAATGTCAATAAGATTTAAACATCAATATATAGGAAATTACAAATGGAAATATAAATATTCTATTTGTGACGGCCCAGAGGAAATTGGAACGATAGCATTTACAAAGGAAAATAAAATTTTCATAATAGGATTTTTAAACATTTTCAGTCATTATCAAGGGAAACATTATGGTTATGAGACAATCAATTACATACTGACTCATTATAAAGTAAATTGTATGATCGGAAAAATACTACGTGAATCCGGGGATTTTTGAATAAGTGTATCAAAAAGTTTAATTGGCAGAGAAAGAATATAAGTACATGTGATAATTGTAGCTTTTCATTTATAATACCAAAATATAAAATTAGTGATCATGATATGGAAAAGTTATTAGATATTGCATATGAGATAGAATAATGGATAACCATCAACAATTAAAAAGTTTTTAAGAGAGTGATTTATTGAGCGATAGCGAAATAAATTACGGAACAGTCTTGGTTTACCAAGACAACTTTATATCTTTAATACTTAATATTCTTTAATACTTTATTAACTGCAAAAAACGTGCAAAAATTGACAATTTTTTAGAAGTCACTTATAGAAAATATGTAAAAAATTACACAATTTTTGCACCGTGGAGAAAACTAACTGCTTAAAGAATATAGAAAAATTAGGAGGTGAAATGCATTTTTGAGAACAAAACAACTTTACTTATACCAAAGTCAATAAGTGATAGTAATGAATATTCTAACTATGCTATTACGGTTTATTGCTTATTACAGGAATTGTCAGTACCAAGCCAGCTACCAATACAATGTATTACCTGTGATCAGCTTGTTTTTTATTTGACTGGCGATATACCACAAAGAAGAAATAGAATATTAGATTATATAAAATGTGGAATCAGAGAATTAGTAGACAATAACATAGTACAAAAAATAGAAGAATTTTCTAAACAATACATATTAGATTGTAATAATTTATGGATTGATTCTTCTTGTGGAAATTTTACAAAGATATATTTTAATGAAGTTCAAAAAATCTTTTCTGTAAAAAATGTCAATCAGTTTTCTTTGTTAAGATATTTTATTTTACTTATTGGAACCTTAAGTGGAAAAATAACTGTTTATTTACATAACGGAGAATATAAGAACTGTGTAGTTGGAAATTTCACGATTGAATATTTATCACAGTTATCTGGAATTGGGGAAAGGACTATTATTGAATACAATAAAGTTCTTGAAGAAAATAAATTGATATACATTCATAGACAAAATGATTTTGTATTTGAAGAAGATAATAGTATCAGACAACTACCAAATGTATATGGAAGATTTTGTGATTCTGAATATGTAGATATATTTGCTAAAAACCAAAAACAGCATAATGATTCCTATAATTACAGAAAAAATAATCACGAGCAAGCTAATGCAAAAAGAAAATTTGCACAAATGTACTTACAATTACTAAAAGGAAGAGGAGAAAAATATTCAAAAAGAGAAATATTAGATATCTATAAATATGTGTTAGAAGAAAATAAAAAATATGAAAGGATGTATAACAAAGAAAAGAATGAAAATTATTTAGATAAAATCAGAGATGTTGAAATTTTTAATAAATACGATTTTCTAAAAGGAGGATAAATATATGGGACGAATGGTTAAGTGTTGTGTTACGGGAGAAATAATAGATTCAAATAACTCGTACAAAGTAGGTAAAAAGTGGTTCAGAGATAAAGAAACTTATATTAACCACTTAATAAATAAAGATATTTCTTATCAAGATATTTTGTCTTTATTAACTGAAGATAAAGATTTTGTTATATCAAATCAGGCAAAAGATAAAATAGTTAAAATTATTATTGATGATTTGAAACAAATATAGAAATAAGAAAATGCAATTACTTTGCCACCACTACCCTACCACCAAAAGGAGAATTAAAAAAATTATGACACCAAACAAAACAACCAAAACAAAGTTATCAAACAAAAGTTTATTAAAAAGGAAAGGAGAAAACACAGTAACTAATGACAGAAACATTTTGCAAAACAGAATTTTATGAAGTAGATCGTACTACTTTCGGTGGACTTATATATCCATCCGACTACAACACAGATTACAGAGGTAAAGATAATACTCGTGGATCTGTTATTGCCCAGCGTATAATTTCAGACCGAAATTTTGATTATAGATGCAAGAGGAATATAGAATTAAGAAGTAACAATAAAAAATCAGGAGGATCACAAAATGCTTAAACCAAGATACAAAGGAACAACTATTGAAATTAGACTACCAAAGGAATATGATGGATATTCTGCGGAATGTACATATCGATATGTTAAATCAAAAGAAAAATATGAATTATCAATGTGGCTTAGACATAACGGTATCCGAGATAAATTTCGGATTGAATCACAGGAAGTCGATACACAACTCATCCCTGGGACACGCGACACTATTGTTGATAATATTTGCAGAATTGTAGAGCAAATGTGTACTGCTAATTTATTTAAAGAGTATATTGGCAGATTTGAGTATACATATAAGTGCTTTGATAAAGGAAATGAGTTATTTGAAGAGGATCGGATAAAGGAAATAGATGACACCAATTGATTACAAGTATTTTGAAAAGGCAAGACAAGTAGCACAGCTTTCTGATTACTATAAAACTCACATTGGATGTATCGCAGTATATCACGGAAATATTATTAGTATTGGATGTAATTGCAATAAAACACATCCTGCACAGAAGTATTATAACAGGTTTCGTAAGAAATCGGAAGATTTGCTTCCGAAATTACATGCTGAAATCAACTGTATCAATCAAATAAAAAATTCGGATATCAATTTTTCTAAAGTAAAACTATACATATACCGGATCAGGAAGGATCAGCCATTCGGTTTATCACGCCCGTGCCCTTCCTGTATGGCAGCTATAAAAGATATTGGAATCAAAGATATATATTATACCACTAACGATGGTTATGCACATGAGCGTATAAAAAATATTGAGATTGGAGGTGTTGCGTAATTTGCAGCATTTGTAGGAAAGTTCCATGTCATCCAAGCTGTCCGAATTATATTCCGCCAAAAGCATTACACTACTGCTCTTCTTGTGGTGATGGAATTTATGATGGAGAAGAATATATTGAGAACCAATTTGGTGAATATAGACACTATGAATGTTTTCATGGTATGAGGGATTTGTTGGAGTGGCTTGGATTTGATATAAAGACTATGGAGGAAGAATTTTGAAGAATACTATAAGATTTATAAAAGAATTATTTGGTAAATATGAATTTGGTTACGAGTATTGGATATATACAAAAGATATTAAAGTAGATCCTGATTGGCGTAAGACTAAGATTGGTAGAGTAAAATTTCAGAGAAAATTACAGTATTGGTATCGTACTGGTGAATTTGAATCAAAAATTCTTTTAGATAAGGATTTTAATTTATTGGATGGCTATTTGTCTGTAAGGATTGCTGAAATCAAAGGAATTGATAAGGTTCCAGTATATTTTGTTGATTAAATAGAAATTTCATTGGTTTAATGAAAGGAAGGTATTTAGATGAAAAAATATAAATATAAAAGTATCATGTTTTATCTTTATAAAAATGATATTAGTAAATTAAAAGAAGATTTATTTGCGTATTTCAATACAAAAGAATATAGAATCAATATAGATTTTAAAGAGAATGAATTTATTGAATTATGTATTAATCATAATAATTTGTCTGTTAGTATTAATTTCATATATACACAACAATTTTTCAAAAATTGTTATGTATTAAATGATGGATATTACGCAAATATTTTTAAAGGTAGCAGAAATATCTTGTCAAAAGTGTTTGAAATGCTTCAGTCATCTTATCCTATTATAACCAAAAGGGAGCCTCTATATTGCCATTGTTGTGGAAAATTAATTGGATATACATTTAATGATTTAAATGAGTATAGAGAAAATGTAACTCCATTAATTACAAATGAACAACAAGACAAAGATTTATTATATGATAGCTATGAAATTCCATTTTGTTATGATTGTCACGAATATTTTTGTGAAGATTGTATTATATGGGGTGATGATTTTTCAAATAGTATATGTGAAGAATGTCTTGATAAATATGATACAAGAACTGAAGAAGAAAAAATATCTGATGAAGACGATTTTATAAAACATTGGGCACAATGTAACTATGAAAATTGTGAAGATGGCGAATACTCTCCTGAACAAATTCCGATGTGTGCAGATTGTGATAATTATGATAGTTGTCGTAGTTATGCAGATGATTCTTTTTGTGGATATGAAATGTTTTGTGATTCTATTGTAGGTCATGGATATGATTCTATGGAAGATTTTTGGGAATGTAATGGAATTTAATGGAGGTATGAATTGCTAGATAAACAATATAATATGTATTCTGTAGATACTGGACATTTTTACAGTAATCATGAGAAATACTTACATGATATGAATTGTAAATATCGTAGAGAACGTAATTATGTTCAGAACAAATTACCAGAAATTGAAAAACAGTTAAAACAGTTTGGATATACAGAAGACGATATTAAGAATCTGAAAAATGATAAGACAGAAGAAGTTGATATTGTTGATTTTTCTTACGACACTGTTTCTGAATATTTACATTGGATAAGATTAATCAAACATAAAAGAGAAAAAGCAAAAGAATCAAAAGAGAAGTTACTTACTCTTTTATCCCATAAAGTTTCTCAGAATGAATTAACAGATGGAAAAGATCATATTCGTACAATCAAAGAAGATAGTTTGAATGACACAAATATAATATCGGTGTTTGATTCTGCTCTTAGTAGGACTATAGGCATTAAACAGGATGAATTGACTGATGCTTTGATTACGGTTCAGGTTTATTATTTTGATGTATTTAAAGATATATCCTTTTATGGATTTACATATAAAGGCGAAAAATATAAGTATTTCACTTCTTCAGCAGGACAGATCCGAAAAAAGAAAGCAGTATTCATAAAGAAATCTGTATGGAATGAGATTGAAAAGACTGTTATGTGTGGTCTTACAATAGATAAAATTAACTCAAAAGGTGGAAATAATGTCAATAAACATTTAGCATATATGGCTTTGACAAATTCTGCCACTGATGAGTGGAAAGAATTTGATATTGATAAGTCTATTGTAATTGATGATTTTGAAACTAATGTATATGGCACTTTCGACTTTGTAGATGAGACTGATTATTCAATTACGAGAAAAACTGATTATGTACCAATTCCCCATACTGACGGTGCTGGTATGATTCTACCATCGGTTTCTACCAGAAATTTTATGTTCCGTGCGCCCTGGATTAAGGGATTATTAGGTGTGTTCAATTTTAGGAAGTTTATTGAAGTTAATAACTACTCTCCTATTATAACAGATATTTATGGTCAAGAACATGATGTAATTAAAAAGGATATACAGATTATCTTTACAAAATCACAGTTCAAGATGTACAAATACTATGACTCATGGGACGAATATAAGGAATATTTCAAAGAGTATCGTTGTAGCGCCGGTAAATGTAATGTTGAAGAAGATAGGATAAAAAATGCAAAGATAAATTATCAGATGCTCCAGACTCTTACAAATATCACTGATGATGAAATTGATTTGCTGACACAAAAATCAGCAGAACGGATTAGTAATGTATGCAGTTCTAAAGATACTATGATGGATATTTTGGGTATTACACCATATAACACAAATATGACCGCTTTTCAAAAGTCAGTTAAAATGTATCCTGCTCTACTCAATGACTCATATGCCAAAGATGTGATCCGTGAAGTAAAGAATAGTCTTTTGAAGAAATATCGTAGCGGAAAATTAGAAGTTAATGGCAAATATACATTTTTGCTCCCCGACTTTTATGCTGCTTGTGAATATTGGTTTGGACACATTGATACACCTACTGGATTATTGGGCGACAAAGAGGTATTCTGTTGGTTATTTAAACAAAATGAAAAATTAGATTGTTTAAGAAGTCCTCATTTGTATAAAGAACATGCTATTCGTTTCAATGTTGCTAACAAAGTTTATGGTGACAGAACGAAATATATCAGAGAATGGTTTATAACTGATGGAATTTATGCAAGCACACATGATTTGATCAGTAAAGTTTTGATGTACGATGTTGACGGAGATAAAAGTCTTGTTGTAGCTGACAAAGATTTTGTAAGAATTGCAGAACGTAATATGAATGGTATTGTACCACTTTATTATAATATGCGAAAAGCAGAACCTACTCAGCTTAACAATAAGAATATCTACGCTGGACTTAACGCTGCTTTCACAGGTGGAAATATTGGTATATACAGCAATAATATTTCTAAGATATGGAATGATGATGTATTTATTTCTGGAACCGATGTAGAAAAATCGGAAGCAATTGATTGTGTAAAAAGATTATGTTGTCAAAACAATTTTGTAATTGATTAAATAGTGGTCACCTCACATAGTAATATGTGTTGAATAAGTATGTGAACGTAGAAATCTACGGTGTGCATTGTACGAATCAGGAATTGTAGGAAATGACAATTAGACAATGTGCTAACTGGGAAAATCTAAGTAATTTATAGAGTTATGACATCTTTTAATAGAGAAGTATATATTAGGAGGTGTTATATGGAATTTATCGATCAAGAAAAACATAAAAATAATTTTGGTATTTATGGAATTGTAAACAAAGTAAATAGTAAAGTTTATGTTGGTCAAACAAGTGAAAGATTTTTAAGAAGATATTGGCATCATCAATGGAAACTCAGAAACGGAAGTCATGATAATAATTATCTGCAAAGAGCATGGAACAAGTATGGTGAAGATAATTTTTGTTTTATAGTAATAGAAAACGTTTCTGATGTTAGTTTATTAGATGAGTTGGAAATTAAGTATATTGATAAATACAAGAAAGAAAATAAAAGTTACAATATGCTTTTAGGCGGTGGAGGTAGACGAGGTTTTCCAATATCAGAAAATGCAAAGAAAATAATTGGTGAGAAAAATCGTCAACACATGTTAGGAACTAAACATTCAGAAGAAACAAAAAGAAGAATGTCTCAAATAAGAAGTGGAAAACATGTTGACAGAAAAACAGACATTCTAAATAAAGATATTGTAAGAAAAATTAAGTTAATGTTAATTGAAGGTCAAAAAGCCAGTAAAATATCTAAAGATTTAAATATAGACTATAAATTAATTAATAACTTAATTGCGAATAATACTTGGAGTACCGTCATTGTTGATGGATGGGATGATTATCGTAAAAATCGAAAGACATATAAACGACTAACCAAAAAAGACCATAAAGAAATTTATAGATTACATTTTGATGAAGGATATAACGAATTACAATTAGCAGAAATGTATGATAGAACTATCGATATGATAAAAATAATATTAAAAGATGACTCTAATAAATTATATGACAATCCAGTGCCAAGCCTCAATTAGAGGAAGGTCAAACGACTATCCCATGGGCGTTGAAATACGCAACAGGAGTAGGGGTTAGATGAAATGCTAACTGGGTGAGAATCCCTTAAATCGAAGCGCATACCACGAGAAGTCCTCAATAGAGCCTATGAATTGACATGGGGTGATGATATAGTCTACTCCCACTGATGAAATAAGCAGTGTTAAAGTATTACGAAAGTAAGGGTATAATGGTACGCCAAAACTTTATATAAGCCAGAATTTCCTCATGAAATAAATGAGCAAATTGCCAAATATACAAACTGTAAATTACCAGCTTTTTTTGAATATGCAAAGGATAAAGAAAAATCACAAGTAAAAAAGCGTAATGAAAGTTTTGTAAATAAGATATATGAGAGAATTCCTAATAAGCCTATAAATACTCGTGGTTTGAAATTAGATAGTATCAATTATAAACATATGATGTCTAATCTCCAAATTATTTGTAGTAAAGAGGTATCTGATTTATATGATGAGTTAAACAAACAATACCGTTATATGATCAATATGAAAGATGAATACATAGATAATCTTAGATATATTGCTTGTAAAATACGAGATGAATTTGCTCAGTTTGGATATTCGGAAGAAACTATTACAGATATGTTAGTAGAATATCTGTATGGTAAAGGGAAACGATATAAGCAGCTATTGTGGTTCTGCTATGGTCAATATATTGTAAATAGTTTGGAGAGAAATATTGAAGTAAAGAAAACTAAATTTATTCAATGTATTGATTGTGGTGAATGGATCGAAGTTGATATAAAGGATAATAAAACTTATCGTTGTGAAAAATGCCAATCTGATTATAGAAAGAAATATCAAAGAGAACTTATGAGAAAACGAAGAAATGTTAGCACAACAAACTAATGTTTTTTAACTCGTTATTTACGTCTGAAAAAATGTATTCAAGAAATATTCAGCCGTAAATAACGCTAGAAGTTTTGTGCGTATAAGAGAAAGAATAATCATATCGCACATATAACAAAATACGGAGGTATTGAATGTTAAAATTTACAAAGAAAGATATGATTCTTTACAATCGAATTCGATACCAGAATGGAGGTAGAAAAGTTATTTGAATATTACACAAGATGTTTTAATAAATCAAATAGCAACAAAAGAAGATATAGATGTAGCGACAGTCCGTAAGATATTAAAATCGGCAGAGAATATTATTTTTGACTACTTATCTTCTATCACTCCATCTGAAGAAGTAAATATCAAACTATTAAATGGCATTAACATAAAAAGAAAATACATAAAAAAGAAGAAATATTCAAAAGGAATGTTTCAAAACATAGAATGCCCCGAGCACGTAAATGTGAAAGCATGTTTATCAAAATATTATATTGGTCAGGTTAATCGGAAATTATTTTGTAAATAGCAAAAATTCAATTAGTTTCAAATTGTACGTATGGTTAATGTAATTATGTTTTCATTTGTAGTTTCGGTAAAATAATCATAATCTATAGGGTTTGCCAATTCATATTCATCGCCATTAAATAATATTATTTTTCTATCTATACGCCTTCCTAAATAAAATTCAAAATTTTCTTTAGGAGAAATAAAATTAATACGATCTAAATAAATTGGAGGATTATGATTAATAATAAGGTGAATTTCTACCATTCGTGCAACAAAGTCACCCGCATTAAAAATGTCAAGAAAAACTAAATTATTATTATTTGTTTCTTCAATAAAATGATAATTAATTCTTGAAATCAATATATATGGTTGTTTTTTTTGATTGTTATATGATTTTATACTATATATAACTAATAAAAATGTGAAGACAATAAATGATATATTATATATTAATTGACTCCATAGTAAAAAGGACTCCATATAGCTTTACCTACCTTGTTTCATATTTTATATTTATAATATCGGCATTTTAAACTATTTAATTACAATTATGTTGAAATTTATCATCTATGACTAACTTATCAGTGGTAATCTAAGGCTGCCACGATAACATAAAGACTCAGAATAATGATTTATCGCTTCTATCACACTTATCGAGAATGTGAAATTGTGTGTGGTGTGCGCAGCTATAAATGTGAACTTTAATGTCTGTTTTGGTAAACATATGAGATGTTTATACCTCCAAAAGTGGCTTGACGCATCCATAAGATTCCATCGATACTAATCATTGTAAGTTCTGTATGAATTCTAATTGGCATAAGCCAGTGAATTAATTTTTAAAAGTATATAAATAATTAAATCAAGATCAGAAATGGTTAAGGCAGGTGATTATAGATGTTAAAATCATATAAATATAGATTATATCCTAATAAAGAGCAACAAGAATATTTTGAAAAGTGTTTTGGGTGTGTGCGTTTCATCTATAATCGTATGCTTTCGGATAAGATTGAGCATTACAATAAAACAAAACAAAAACTCAACAATACACCTGCTCAGTATAAAGAAGAATTTCCTTGGCTGAGAGAAGTTGACGCGCAAGCATTATGCAATGCTCAAATGAATTTACAAACAGCATATAATAATTTTTTTAAAAGACCAGAAATAGGATTTCCAAAATTTAAGAGTAAGAAATATTATCATTATTCTTATACAACTAATCAAAAAACAATAAAGATATCAAATAAATACATAGTATTACCTAAAGTTGGAAAAGTAAAAATAAAGCAACATAGAGATTTTAAAGGAGTTATTAAATCTGTTACCGTTTCTAAAAATCCAAGTGGTAAATTTTATGTTTCTGTTTTGGTTGACTGTAATGAACAAAAGAATTTATCTAAAAAAGATAGCCAAATTGGAATTGACCTAGGCATAAAAGAATTTGCAATCACTTCTGAAGGTGAGATGATTGAAAATCCAAAGTATCTTAGTAAATCAGAAAAAAGATTAAGAAAGTTACAGAAAGATTTATCCAGATGTAAAAAAGGAAGTAATAACAGAGAAAAATGCAGAATAAAAGTTGCAAAACAACATGAAAAGATTACAAACCAAAGAAAAGACTTTTTACACAAATTATCAAAAAGACTGATCAACGAAAACCAAGTAATTTGTCTTGAGAATTTAAATGTAAAAGGTATGATGGGTAATCACAAATTAGCAAAATCAATCGCAGATGTATCTTGGAGTGAATTTGTTAGGCAACTAGAATACAAATCTGAATGGTATGGACGAGAAGTTATCAAGATTGATACTTGGTTTCCATCAAGTCAAATATGTTCTAATTGCGGTCACAAGGACGGTAAGAAAGCATTATCAATAAGAGAATGGTATTGTCCTGTTTGTGGAATACATCATGAAAGAGATATAAATGCAGCAATTAATATTCTTAAAGAAGGACTAAAAATGAGAACCGTAGGAACTACGGGGATAGCCTAGATAAACTTGTATCATTAGATATATTGACTAGGAAATATTTTGATATTTAATTGAGATATAGTTCACGTTAGTTGGTGTGATGTTACATGAAAAACTTGTGAAACGTGATATAGACCAGTTAAGTTCACCAAGCGAGACTGTACGACTTCACATACTCTGGAAGTAGATTTTGATTCTAACTCCCGATAATATTATACGAGAGTCGCCCCGGATCAGAGGCGTTTACAAGGA